CTCCTGTGATTGACGGCCAACTGATCGTATGTACTGATACTGGAAGCACTTATCGAGATATCGGCACAAGACGAATTCAAATCAGCAAAGACTTGGAGATCGTAAGCTCGCTTCCGCTGGCTCCTTTGTCTAATAAGATTTACTACCTGCGTCCAGACAGCTTGTATGTTTATAGTGGCGATGACTGGATTCTTTTGAACCCATCAAAATTCACACTGGAAGCAGACAAAAATGCGGTCAATGGCGAAGTTAATATCAATCTAATTCTGAACGGTACGGCGCAGGACAAAATCAAAATCGCTGGCGGTGGTGTAACCACAGTGACAACTGGCGAGACGGGCGATATCACGATTGATACCCCGCACCCGGATGAATTGCTGGCTGCACTGACGAATGACGAAATCGATGCGATCACCGGTGGCATGGTTGATGACAGCGGCAATCCCCTGCCTACACCGCAGGTTGTGGTGGATGATGAAAAGAAAAGTTGGCTAGACAGAGCGGGTGCGGTTCACCTCTGGAAAACGATCGAGGCTATGCTTGGAACAAAGGTAGATAAAATCGAAGGATTCGGCCTGTCCAGCAACGACTATACAACAGAAGAAAAAAATAAGCTTGCTAGTTTAAGCGACCCTGATGTAGCTACTACTGAAAATAATGGTTTGATGAGCTCTGCTGATAAAGCAAAGCTGGATGGTATTGAAGCCGGAGCTAACAATTATACTCACCCGGTATACGAAGCAAAACAGGCTGGACTATATCGTATCAGTGTTGATAATACAGGTCATGTGGCAACAGCAGATAAAATGACGAGTGAAGAGTTGGCCGCAGAGGGTGTCTCCCCTGCCGATCATACGCATGACTTGGGCGAATTGGTAGATACACTGGAGACGAGTGCTGACGCTGTTGAAGACGCTGATACTGTTATGGTTGGCGCTATAGTTACAAGTGATGATGGCAGTGAAACTACGAAGTATACCCGCAGACCGCTGGCTGCTTTATGGGACTGGATCAAAGCGAAGGCGGATACATTGTATGCTGCCGTTGGACATAATCACAAGGTAAACGAGCTCGAAAATTATGATACACATGTGTATAACCCGACTTTAAATCGTACCAAGCGAACTGTTTTGGCTGCACCTACAGCAACAGATGGTCCTGCTACATTCAGAGCATTGGATAAAAATGATGTTGGGCTTGGAAATGTGGATAATGTAGCCGCACTGCCGTTAACTGGCGGAACGATGAGCGGAAGAATTGTTCGTAACGCTGGTGGGGAATAGATATCCGATCGAGATAATGTAGCTGTATTTGGAAATTCGTATGGACAAAATGCCGGAAGTAGTTATAATCCTGTAGTCGGTCAAAAAACAACATCCGGCGCATAGACAATCGGAAACATAAGTGGCAATGAGGCGTTATTGTTTAGCTACTCAACAGATTCAAACTATAATTCTCACAATAACACTGTTTCCGCTGTCTATTTGCCCCCTGAGGAAGGCACTATCATTACAAGCGCCACGATCGGAAATCAGATTGTTGCCGGTGTAAAAGATTGTAACAGCGGAACAACATCGACCTTTGCATATTCAAAATCCGGCATGAACTACGGTGATTATTCATAGCTTGCCGCGTGGAACGGATACGAGCTTCGTGCTGTTAATAAAGATCAGTTTTTGAAGGCTGATGGGAAAGCCGTTTCGGCAGGCACTGCTGATTATGCTACCGAAACACAATGGGATAGGCCTACTCGTATCAGTGCCAATAATCTTAATCAAAACACGTGGTACCCCGTTGTGGGATCTTTACCATATCGAGGATTTTGTCATATCAAATGTTTTACACAGCTTGACGGCTGGAGCAAACCGTCATGGAGCACTCATAGTTCTGGTTTTACTGTAAATCTTGATATTTTAGTTAAAGCATACGGATGGGGGACTACTGACGCTGCTGGTATAATTTTAAACAATCATTATTCTTGGGCTGCTTCTGACGCAAATCCTGTTGGGTATAGTCAAATGTTAAATGGTTCTGTCGCTGTATTCTGGGTACGTGGAGGTGGTTCGTATAATATCGCCTCTGATTGCGGAATTACTTGGACACTAATGACGTCTTCTTATACAAACAACGAACAAACAGTGTCTCCTACCACAAGTTACCCTGGTATATCTATAAATCGGTCTACTATTACAGCAAATCTTAATGGTTATGCAAGTAGCGCAGGAAACGGTGTCACCGCATCAGGCTATAACTACGTCCGCTTTGGTGACGGCACACAGATATGTTGGGGTTCATGTGGCAATAACTCATTTTCTAGTTTTGGCGCAGCTTTTGCCAACACAGATTATCGCATTGGTATGAGTGAATGGAAAAGTGGCAGCTGGGAAAACTATGGAATTGGCAGTAAATCAACCACTGGTGTTACTCTGCGAAGTGAAAATAATACGATGGAATATATTGCAATTGGACGATGGAAGTAAGAGGTGATATATATGGATGAAATGAAAGAAATCGAAAAGAATGAGGAGACAGAAGCACCAAGCGAAACCCCTAGCAAGCCAGCAGAAGAACCACCTATTCTTCCCTCTATTGAAGATATTATAATTGGCTATCATGTAAAGAAGCCAGTGGAAACACAAGCAGAATGTGACGTGTATAGTGTTGTTGTTGCCGCCGTGACAAAACATAACGAGACTGCGGTGTCTGGTGATTACTACTGGATGATTGCTGATTTAGACGACTGTTATGAAGTACAACAGCACGAACCGGTTCCTTCAGAGGATATGAAGCTTGAATCTCTTAAAACAAGTAAAATATCCCAGTCAAAAATTGCTCTCTCTACCTTCCTGTCTCTGCATCCAATCCAATGGTCAGATGGAAAGTATTACAGTGTTACGACTGAGAAACAGGCATTACTGACCTCAAATTTGGCGCTGTATCAAATCTCCGCTACCGCCGGGCAACCGTTTAAGCTGACGTGGAATTCGACCGGTGATGAATGCGTAGAATGGACTTATGAAGAATTGGCCGCACTTGCTCTGGCAATCGGAACTTATGTAAAGCCATTTGTATCTCGTCAGCAAGAACTGGAGTTAGCTATCAAAGAATGTACGACCCAGGCAGAACTGGACGCTATTGAAATTACATACGATCCTGTGTTGGCCGCATACTTAGCCGAAACCGGCAAGGAGGTCGTCTCATGAATGGTATCAGAATAAAATACAAAGAATTCGCAAAGTGTATCGCGCTCTTCCTGATTGGAGGGGCGCTTTATTATTGCATCGAAATTCTTTGGCGCGGACATTCGCACTGGACGATGGCTGTTGTGGGCGGTATCTGCTTTGTGATCATTGGTGGACTGAACAATTACATTCCGTGGGAAATGACGATGTGGAAACAAGGTCTCGTCGGAGCACTATTTGTAACCGGCATGGAACTGGTAGTAGGAATCCCGTTGAACCTGATGATGGGCTTGCATATCTGGGATTACTCTTCCCTGCCCTTCAATCTACTGGGTCAAATCTGTCTTCCATTCACTGTGCTATGGTTCTTCCTTTCGTTGTTGTGCATCTATGTTGACGATTGGCTGCGACACTTATTATTCCACGAGGACAAACCGCATTATCATTGGCGTATTGTATGTGATGGCGGAAAACGCACATAAAGAGAAAGAGCCCCTGTGACGATGGCTACATCACAGAGACTCTAACTCATGCAACAACTCATAGAAATGAGGTTGTACTAGCCCGATGGAGGGTTTGTACTGCTCTCACTATATCACGTTGATAGGAATTTGTCAATTGAAAGGAGGAATTATGGCGCAGGAAATCTTAAAGCCGCTGTTGTTAGACGAGACAGGCAAAGAAATCGTGACAGCACTGAACGCTATTGTCGAGCAGCTGACCGCGATCAATGAAACACTGAAAGCCAAAAACACAGACAGTGGTACGAATGGTGGTGAGAAGACATGATAGGAAGTTTGAATGCCGCACCTCACGTCTATTCTTTTACCATACAACAGCTGTAGACCATGTTACTGAGCATCTGTGGTGGCATCACCGCTATTTCAGCCGCTATCGCTGTTATCATCAAGGCAATCAATCATGCGAAAGCCCCAGATGACAAACAGAACGAGCGGCTGAATGCCCACGATGCAGAGCTTGAAAAAATCAATAGAAAACTAGGTGCAGATAAAGACAGGCTCGACCTGTTCCAATCCAAGCTGGTCTCATTAGAAGAGCACCAGAAAGAAAACAGTATCACGTTGGAAGTACATGACCGCAAGATCCTCGAAGCAGAACAGCGTATCGGCCACAGTGAACAAGGCAACAATGTCACCATGAAGGCTCTGCTTGCACTCCTTAGCCACGGTATCGACGGCAATGCAATCGAGCCAATGAAGGAGGCCAAGGCTGCACTGGAAAACTATTTGATCGATGGTCAGAACACAAAGAATACTATGAACTAACCCGAGACTGCGTGTCCCGGGCTTTTTTTATTTTGGAGGTTTATTATGATG